TTCAACAGTTGATTACCTAAACACCGTATTCCAGGCGCTAACTATTGCTTATGCAAACGCTTCTAACACTGCTTTCATCAATCACTTGCAAGCGCTCGAAATGGCAGGCAAGATCTTTGATGTTTCCGCTGGAACTGTAGCCGCTCTAATAGAGGGAATTACAGACGGCGCTAGTTACATCTTCACTAACACCGGGCTACGACCTGAGTTTATTGTTTGCGGAACTAACGTCTACAAGAAGCTAATGACCATAGTTGGAACAGACGGCAGACCAGTAGTCCTACAGGTTGGAGACGGCAATAACAACGTTGGAACTGCTGACCTTCCTGGACTAGTTGGAAACCTTCTGGGCTTGCCGCTAATCGTGGATCCAGGCATGAACGCAGACCGGGGCTACATGGCTAACGGACGCGCTATCCAGTCGTTCGAGTCTCCAGGTGCTCCAGTTCGCTTGACTGACGGCGACATTACTACCCTTACCGATTCAGTATCTGTCTACGGCTACATGGCGATTACTACACCATTCGCCGGCGCAGTAGTTGCAATACAGGCAACCTAAGGAATAACTAGATGACAACAGTAGTCACGCTGGCAGACCTTCAAGCCTACATAGGGACAGAGGAGACAGGTAGTTTCATTCAATCCTGCCTAGACTCTGGAACTGCGCAGGTCGCGAACTATGTCGGCGTGATTACTACTGTCCCAGACGAGATTCACAGGCAGGGTACTCTTATCTGTTCCTCGGAGCTGTTCCACAGGCGTTCAGCGCCTAACGGTATTGCTCAGTTTGCAAGTATGGACGGCAGCGCTATCAGGGTAGCTAAAGACCCTATGGGCGCTGTCTATCCGCTGCTGAATCCCTATGTTGGCTATGCAATATGACTAACGAAATAACAATCTCTAAGGCAGAGTTCAAGCTTGATTTAGAGGAAGCCAGCATTAGGGTTTTAGATTATGTTCCTGAGCGCATAACGCCGCCAATAGTAATAATAAACGCCGCTTCTCCCTATCTAACACCTAGCACTCTAGGCACTCAGTACGATCTAAATCTAGAGCTAGTGGTCATAGCTTCTACTGCCACTAATAAAAAGGCTACAGAGAATCTAGATCAGGCAATACACGATGTTCTAAATGCTATGCCGCGATACGCTCGAGTGATTCGAGTAAATGAACCCTACAACTTACAAACAAATAACGCTGAATACCTATCGGCTAATATCTCAGTCGAGCTAGAAATAACTATTTAGAAAGGTCATCAAATGACTAACACAAGAATTGTCGCAGAGAACATCAATTTCCTTATTGCAGATGTCGAATATTCCTGCGCTGTAAACATGGTAGAGCTAACCCTGGGAGATGCTCCTGGAGATGTTCAAACCTTCTGTGAGCAGCGAGTAGGTGGAGAGTGGGCTCTATCGCTAGAGGGTGTTACCTCCGGTGATGCTACTTCTCTTTATCGCGTTCTTTGGGCTAACTTTGGAACTACTGCAACTTTCGTAATTGCTCCTAATGGAAACACAGTAGCTAGTGCCTCAGAACCTCACTATTCAGGCGTGGTCAAGTTCAGCGAACTCCCACCGCTAACCCTAAACAGTAACGAGACTTCAACCTTCTCAGTTACCCTTAGAGTTGTAACTACACCTAATGATGCAGATAGCTCCGAGTTCTATGGGGTTACAGTAGTAACTTCCTAGTCATGCCTAGCGAGTCCGGGGTTAAGGTAACAAACCTTAGGGAGATCACCAGAGCTCTGAAGGCTGTCGGTGTTCCCAATAGTGCAGTAAAGGCAGCAGGTAAAGACTCTGCCCAAATTGTAGTAAATGAGGCACGTACCTTAGTCCCGGTTCGCACAGGCGCGCTAAGAGACAGCATCAGGCTAGGCGCAACAGCTTCTAGCAAGGTAACTATCTCTGCAGGTAATAACAGGAGCGGTAGGGCAGGCGTACCCTACGCTAACCCTATTCACTGGGGTTGGTTCAAGAGACATATAGCGCCGCAACCCTTCCTAGCTAAAGCCTTGGGCTACACTAGAGGAGAGATCTACGAGACATACTTCAAGCAACTTGAAGAGCTCATAACTCAGGAATACGCCAAGTCAAAAATAACCTAAGGACGCAGAATGATTAACTTCGAGGAACTAACACTAGATGAAATTGAAGAGATAGAGACCCTAGTCGGTAGACCAATAGACGAAGCCTTTGCAGACGGCAAGCCCAAGGGCAGAGCGCTCAAGGTTCTCTACTTCATCATTATGAGAAAGCAAGACCCTAAGTATAAGTTTGAAGATGCAGGCAAGGTTAGCCAGGCTGAAGTCTTGAAGCTTCTACAAAAGGACAATGACCCAAAAGCACAGTGAGACAACATTCTGCTAAAAGAATGAGCGACTTCTGCATAGCGACTGGAGTCTCACCAAGCGAGTATAAAAGGCTAACGATGGCTGAATACACGGCTTTCACTAATACCCTTGAGGAGAGGAATAAATAAATGGCAGGCAGTTTAGTCCTCAACGTAGAGATTCTTGGAGAGTTCAAGAAACTTACTTCAGCAACCAAGGGCGCAGAGACCTCAGTTTCAAAGATGCAGAAGGGGATCAAGAAAGCCTCTAAGGCGATAGCAGTCTCCCTAGGGGCTATCGGTGTCGCTTTCGGTATCGCTGTCGTTAGGCAAATCGGCCCTGCTATTAGCGCGGCTTCAGACCTAGAGGAATCCCTAAACGCAGTAAGTGTTGCTTTCGGTAAAGACTCAAAGGCAATAGAGGAATTTGGTAAGACTACAGCCACAACCCTAGGACTAGCTCAAGCAGACTTCAACGGTATTGCTACACAGTTCTCTAGCTTTGCTAAGACTATCGCCGGAGAAGGCGGTAATGTCGCAGACGTAATCAAAAACTTAGCTACCAGGGGCGCGGATTTTGCTTCTGTCTATAATCTAGATGTAGATGTAGCACTAACTAAACTTCAATCGGGACTTGCCGGGCAATCTGAGCCCCTTAGGGCGTTCGGCGTAGATGTCTCTGCTGCAACAGTTACAGCCTATGCGCTCGCTAACGGTATCGGAGACGGCACTAGCAACCTCACAGAGCAAGAGAAGGTTCTCGCGCGCTACGGCACGATCATGGAACAAACCAGCATGGTTCAAGGGGACTTTGCAAACACCTCAGACGGACTTGCTAACTCTCAGAGAATCCTAGAAGCAACCTTTACAGAGCTCCAGGCAGAGGTAGGCGCTAAGTTGCTGCCGGTCATGCTAAAGCTTATTGAGATAGTAAACGAGAATTGGGACTCGATAGAGAAGCTAATTCTAAAGACAGGCGATCTAGTCGTTTGGGTTCTAACCTCAGTAATTCCTATGATAGACAAACTAACTGGTGAAGGCGGCTTTGAAGGACTAGCCAAGGGCATAGCGATAGTAGTCGCAATAATGGTGGTTTTGAACTCAGGGTTCGCTGCTTTCGCGCTAACTAACCCACTTCTAGCAGGCGCACTAATCGGTATCGCAGCTATCGCGGCAGGAATGGCTATTGTATATGCCAGGACTAAAGAGGCTTCTACTGCTCTACTTGAGTTCCAGAGAATACAGAAGATAGAGGCGGTTACTCGCAATCCATTTTCATCAGCCGAGCAGGTAGCAGCGGAAACGTTCAGGGGGATACTAGATGTAGGCAAGCCTGAGAAGGTAGACCTGCCTTCCCTAAAGACACCTAGGGGTATCGCCGGGCAATCGGTAAACAACTCAGTAACCAATAACATAAGCGTGAACATTCCTAAAGCCAGGGTAGATGCTCAGGACATTATCAACGGTATCAACGCTAAGCTGCGCTCACAGGGTGGGACAACGCTAATACGATGAGCCTTTTAACCGACTTCGACATAGCGACAGACCTCAAGGTTGAGTTCTACATACCTAATGACGCCGACAATCTTTTCATTATAGGAGTGTCAGATATAGGCGGCACTAACGTTCTTGCCGGGGCAGGTTGGTTTATTATCGGCGTTAGCGAAATCGGCGGCAC